GCATTTGCCCTACCCCAAGTAGGCGCTGGAGCTTCCGCCGCAAGTGTTGCTCGCTTAATCGCAAACCCAGGCTTCAAAGCACGCAAGAGAGCGTCTCTGATATGCTCGTAACAATTATTACAAGCCCTGGCATTATTCGAATCCTCGGTAATATCCGTGATACGACTAGCCCCGAGTTTTTGCAGCGCTCGATTACTTATACTGACTACCGATACCGCCATAAGTCCTCACTTGAAAAGTCCAGTCGGACCAAATTCGACGTGATCCTTAAGCGGGAGGCCAGTTGCCCTTGATGATATGATTCTTAATTCTGTCAACCGCAAGAATCACATCTTCCTTCGTGAGACTAACAGCTAAATCCACAGTAAGTTCTACCCCGTCAGCCGCAACCGCAGCACCCACACCTTCTACAACCTGAAATTCCGTCTCACCACGAGAGACTCCGTATATTCTTGTCGCCATCTTTCACTCCTTAAAACGCAGGTAGGGTGAGAGCATGTGCTCTCACCCCCACTACCCATTAAACTGCGTATTGCATCTGCAGCGAAATGGTTCCCGCTGCATCCGAAGCCGCCGTAAGCGTCGCGGCCACGTCGTACATAAGATTTGGGTCGCTCGACAACCCAAGTCCTGACCAGATCGCCTTTTCAACATCATCAGGATCATAAACAGCAGATTCATGAAGAATGTCACTCCCGTTGAGAGCGCCATCTTTCAAAGAAACCGCGCTCGCAAAGAAGTCCGCATCCACCACTGCTCCGCCATCAGCGGTGGTCCGATAAAGGCCAAAATCCGCTATGGTCGTGGTACCAACGTCATCCGAGTACAATCGCAGCGCATGCGGGACCGCATTCGATGGGATTGACCCAAAGATATACACCGAACCGATACTGTCACCATTCACCGACTCGAGCGTGCCGGAAAAACCTTGAAGCATTCCCTTCGCCGCTCCAGGATTGGAAATCACTCTCGGGCTTGCATCCCGATTCGTGATCACCCCTGACTTTAGTGTTACGACTGCCATTTTCGCATCTCCTTACAAAATTGTTACAAGCCCCCTAGCCACCTGGCTAGGGGGCTTCCTCTTCACATCACGCTTCGTTGGCCAAAATACGGACTACCTTCTTTTCTTCCAACCGACTGGCCCCGCACGTCATGTAGACGTAACACTGCCACGGAAGACCAGCTAAGTCCGCGCGCTGACGAACATCAGTCTTGATGTCGTCCCAGATACCGAGATGAACACCCGACTTCGCCCAGACAAGGATTTGCCGATACGGAGTGACGTTGTTGGTCAACAATTCCGTGTGAACGAAATTGAAGCCCAAGAATCGAGTGATTTTGCCTTCCTGCAACACCGGAGCATTCCCGTTGAAGTCAGAAGAGATCACTTGCACTTCCGCTAAAAGCGAATCGTGCGCCTTGGCATTCACACAGAGCCACAACTGCTCACTATCCATATCGAGATTGTGCGACATGAAAAGTCGACGAGCTTCGCGAAGTTTCGCGACCGTCAAACCAGTGTTGGTAGCGGACCCGAAGTTCACTGCGATCTGATTTCCGGCCAAGAACACGGTCCCCGTTGAACCGGTTTTGCCAGTCTGGTTCGTCCCGTTCATCGCCGTGATAAGAGCGTTATCGTACTGCCGACCAGCAGCCGCAACCGCATTCTCAACATAAGACGATTTAGGGTCCACGATCATCTTCAACTTATCGAAGGTATCGATAAGTTGAGGAAGATCAAAAGAACTCGGGAGCACCCATCGCCTATCCACCGTCGCATCCACGCGACCCATCGGCGCGAACCGAGTAGTCACTGGCTGCATTTCGATGGCACCTACCTGATCGACAGGCGACATCTGCTCGCCTACCGCCGAGCCTTCCATTACCTTCCCGCGAAGGCGAGACCCTTTTTGTTGCAGAAGTAGCTTGATATTCGTCGCGTACTGCTGCGCATAAAGTGAAGCTAAGTTAACAGACATTTGCAGTCCTCCAAGACTAAGAGTTTAGTTGAAGGCTTATCTGCAAAAACGCAGGGCCAGTGTTTACTCGTCTCTCCGAGTTGTCTTGCGGACGCTTTTAGTCGTTCCCCGCCTTTACTAGGGACTTCCTCCGTGTCTGCCACAGGAAGCGGTTAGCACTTTTCTCCCAGGCATTGGCCACTGTGGAAGTCCCTATTTAAAATCATGCTTGACCAAACTCAAAAAATCAATGGGTTTGGCCACCCATCCATATAAATTCTTCAAGCTTCGCAATCTCCGCCCGCTCCGAAGCACCATTGTCCAAATAGCGCTTTGTGTATGCAGGATCAGAAAGTAACAATTCTTTCTTGGCTCTTGCTCCTTCCGGCGTCATAGAACCAAAATTATTCCCCCCACCGCCACCATGGAATTGGTGCTCTCCAAGTTTGACCCCAAACTTGGTAATGATGCCGTCCATAATCTTCGCAAAACCATCTACTCCCAACGCCGCTTCAAGCTGCTGATGTTGTTCAGGAGTAATACCCGCAAGCCCCACAAACTCATTCTTCGCCCGAACTTTCGCATCAAAACCAGCACCCCATTCCTGCTTAAGAGCCGAAAATTGCTGATGAGATTTATCGACCTCAATTTGCTCTTGTGCCTGCTTCGATTCAGCAGCCCGTTTGTTCCACTCCGCGGAGAGCTTATCTCCTTGGCGTTTAGAAAACCCGAGCTCATGAAACATCCCGCGAGCCCATTTCGCAAACTCCTCGTCGCCATGCTCTTTAGGCACTTCAATCGTGTACCCCTCGGCCTTTTCTGGACGGCCTAGGCGATTAAAAACATCCTGCCATTCTGGAGCATCGTCCTTATCCGGGAGCCGAATCAGCTTTTCCTTAGGCACGCCTAAGAGCTTCTCCGCATTCCGGTACGATGTAATTACCTCCTCCGGCCCCTTAAAACCTTTCGCTTCAGCGTAGCCCCGGTTCTCTTCCGAAAAACCACCGTACCAGGGAGGAGTACCGCTTCCGGGAGGAGTACCGCTTCCGGGAGGAGTACCGCTTCCGTCGCCCGCACCGCCAGTTTGACCGCCACCTGCCTCGCCTGTTCCTCCTGCTCCTTGCTGATCCATTTATTTTCCTCCATACTTGTTACAAAGCTCGTCTAATGAAAGCACGAGATAATCTTGTATCCTTAGCACAACTTCTCTCCGCCCGTCTAGAGCAGCTGCAACTCTCGCATCCGGGTGGAAGGTAGACTCCCTTGCCCTGCAAAACTTCTCTAAATCCTCGATGACTAATTTTTTAACGGGGTCAGGATTGTTTAGATCATCTTGCGAAAAAAGTTTTCGGTACGCTGTCTGCCTGTCTTGCAGCAAAATCCGAAGCCGCTGTTTTTCCTGGCTCATCATAACCCTCATCACCGCGCTTTTGCTTGCTTCTCTGCCACCGCTCCAGCTTTAATCATCGCCGCAGCTCCCGGAGCTGCCGCTACAGCCTGTTCCTGCTGCTTATCTTGTGCGCGTTGCTGCCGCTGCGCCATTATTTGGTCAGCGCCATACCGCCATCGAACAGGCATTCCGTGAATGTCGGAAAGGTCTGGAACAATAACGTCTGGATTAAAATGATCAAGCCAACGGGGATCACCTGTAGTTACAGCCATCTCCCGAGCCTCACTAAGTACCCTCATACCACCAGCAGCTTCTTCCGCTCGCTGAGACCGAGTAAGCGGCGATTCAAACGTAATATCGTACTCCCCTTCCGCTTCAAGAAGAACTTGCGGAATGTTCGGAGGAAGTTTTCCCATCCGAGACATCAACGAAATTTCTCGGTCAATCATTGGTGCATGATAATCGGAATACTGCCTGCTAAGGGACGGACCAATCAGCATCCCTTTTTCCTTCACACGCTCCATCACTTCAGTCGCCGTCATCTGCGGGTTATCGACGAGAATTTGAAAAAGCGAAACCAAAAATCCGTCCTTGATATCGTTTCGCTCGTCATCCATGAGGTCTTTTCCGATAGCGATATTGCCGACAGGAAGCGCATGAACAAGAGCCCTCCCGTCTGCGTTCACGCCACCGGCATTAAGAGCACCAGGTCGAAGAGAAAAAGTGTCCACGATACCATCGTCATGAGCAAGTAACACAGGGGCCACAGCTCGATGCCCTTGAGTCAGAACTGTCTTCTTTTCTTCGTTAAGTGTCATAATGGCTGGCAGCACAATCATCGCTGGGCTTCTTCCATACGGCTCCCCAGGAACTTGCTCGTACCGACTTGTCGCATACGGAAAAGTGTCGTAACCTCCTTCGTCGATAAGATACCTTTCTTGAATGGAAATATAATAACTTGCAAAATGCATCCCTTTATGATCCCGTCGTTCCGGGTCAAAATCTTTCCTCGGCTTAACTACGTGAAGAAACGGAAATTCCCGATCGGGATTGGATTTCAAACAAGATCGGATACATTCTGGAAGGTTCTTTTCACCAAATTCCTGGGCTGCCTGCCTCGCTTCCCAAGGCCAATACCTAACTGCTGTGTCAATAATGCCCTGATGATTCTCCGCCAAATAAACTTCCGATAGATGAATACTCTTGTAACGAAAGCCAGTTGGAGCCCTACTCCAATTCCGAAGCTCGTCGATAAAAAGACACCCAGTTCCGTAAGCCCCATCCATTTTATAAACTAACTGATTCTGTGAAATAAAATTTGAAAGCGGAGCATACCGCATCTTAAAAAGCATCCGATTCAATTCTTCAAACCACAACGAAACTTCACGATCTTTTGCAAGATACGGGTTACTCGGGGTTACTTTATGCCAAGTTTGAGACGACGGAGTGAGAATGGAATCAAGAATGTTACTGAAACGATCGAGTGCGGTACTCGCAGTGGCATCGAACATTTGCTCTGTTCGCTTCTCCCCGGTAGTCATATTCATTCGACCACCCTGAAAAAGACGAGCTTGAGAAGTCCAAATTCGCTCCGCAATTTCCTGCCAATGACTTTCCCAATTCCCCCGTTTACCAGACAACCGCTCGTATAATTTTATCAGCTCACCAACAATCTCATCTAACTTGGAATCCTGTTTCGCGGGAGCGGCTTCGTAGGCCATTCAAATCTCCTCGTTCTTTTCGTCGTTAATATCCCATGAGGGACCGTCGAGATGTGGTTGGAACATCCAAAAGACCAGAACCACCAGTATACAGGGTACTAGCTCTTCCTCGAATACGCTTTTTTTCCATCGAAATACGCTCTTGTTCTAACTGCCGTCTAGATTTTTCATCACTGGTCAGCTCCGTACCATAATTCACTCGGGCTCGAGTACTGCTCTTAGGAGTAATGCCAAGCGGCCCTGTAGTAGCAATCTTTGTCCGTCGACCGAGAGCCGGGTTTTTGCGGACTCGTTCTGAAAACTCCCTAAGTCGTTCAATATTTGTGGGCATGAGATTTCTCCTCCCCTTTTTTAATGTCCTTTTTTAGTGAGTGTACCACAAAAAGCTATCTTAAAAATTATCTACTCCCAAAACGGTCATAGTCAACATCCCTTGCAATGCGCACTTGTCCAGAATTCCCAGCTCGTCGGTTTCTCCCCATCACAACGTGATGTTCTCCTCCACCAAGCAACAAATACTGCAATCCATCGTGCGGATGGGAATATTGATTTTTCACTGGCATGTCATGAACCATATCTCCATGCCCACTTTGATAAAGCTTAAAGTGATACCCACCGCTAAACCCTTTTCGAATAACAGCAGCTCTCGTCGAGACAAGCAAACCAGGTTGACCATCCACAACACGATTGAGCGCATTCACCACTACTTCACGCCTCAGAGTAAAGTCATTCGTGGGCGCTTGTTTCCACTTCCATTTAGTGTGCGCCTTCATGATTTCAAAGGCAGTCCTCTCGTCTGTTTGCGCCCGCTGCGTTCCTGCCGGATCACCAAATCCTACTGCCACCTCATAATCTGGGTAAAAGATATCCATGTAACTTGCGAGACTTTCCGCGAATCGGATAATTCCGCAATCAGTGGCACAAACCTCATCCACAACAAGCCACCTTCCATCCATTAGCTTCTGCCCGATGGCCGCTGCGGGAGTAAGACCAAAATCCACTCCGATAAGTAACGGGATTTTTGGGACAGGCGTGATAGCTTGCCCCGCACAATGAAATGAATCACGATACATAGGGTATACTGGTTTTCCTTCAGTTACAAAACCATACTCCCCATCGACGTAAACTTTCACCCAATCGGGATCTTTCCCATGCACAAGGCGATCATAATAACCGAGGAGAAGATTCTGTAGATTCTCTGCCTCAGGAGTACGACCACCTGGCTGTTTAAAAAACTGAAACCCTTGAGGGACATCACCTTCGGAAAGCATGAACCACCACGACTGATCGTCTGGCGGGTTTGTGTCCATGATAATCCCTGACCAAGTACACCCTCCCATCATTTTCGAAGGATATCGACCTACTCGACCTGTGAGTGCGTCCAAAATTGCTTTAGGAATCTCACGACCCTCATTCAACCACGCCCCCGTCAATTCGAGAGAAAGAAGCTTTCGTTGATCGTCTGGCCTATCAAGAGCCATGAAAAAGACTTCCATGTCTAAATCATCAGTAGTAACTCTATGCATGATAGGAGAATCCATCGTGATACGACCATACTGAGTCGGACACCACTCACTCCAAGTTTTTAACGTCGTCGTTTTTAATTCAGGGTAACTATTTCGGACAATCGCCCACCGAGTACGTCTTTTACCATCAGGACCAGGTGCTTGCTTTTTCGCTCGACGTAAAATTTCGACCACACATCCCGACGATTTGCCCGATCCGAACGGTCCCATTATTCCGCGAACAAATGCTGAAGACCTATGGAAGTCCCGGATTGTCGATCCTGACGGCTCGTATTTGATATTACGATCTTCAGCACTCATTCAAAAATATTTTCCTCTTCGTCTTCATCCTCGTCGATAGATTTACCACTTGTAAGTAGCGGGACATTGATTGGAAGATTAGGCTGTGAGGAATTAGGCATTGAGAGATTAGGCAATGGGAGATTAGGCGATGGCTCATCATCGATTCCGTTGATACTTATACTGAAAGAGCCAACATGTCGAATATCTTGGCGCTCAATGAGAAGTCCTTGCAGCTTAGCTCGAAGCTCAACTGCCTTGGCGAACGCATTGGCGTTGCGTGTCTCTATTGCGAACTCCATGCCCTGTTTAGCTTCGTCCATAGCTTGAAGAGCCCCGTAATCTGCTTTTATAGCGTTCGCTTTCCGCCTTTCGGCCAAGTAATCTCTGACCTGGGGAAGCTTCAAAATGCGATTGGCATGAATTGATTGCTCCAAGGCATCTTTTATCTCTCCGCCTATCTCCCGATAAGCTCTTGCGGCATTTCCGTGTAATAGATATCTTTCCACAAGATTTTTATGAAATTGAGTCAGAGGGGGCGATTCTTTAAGGTCGAGGTCCAAAATATCCATTTTGCGAGAAGTCCCTTCACACGAGGCTATAATTTTTAAAATCGCGTTCTTAAGTTACCCCACGACCCTGGGTATTCGTCGTCAACTTGGGGGTACACCCCACCCCCAC